GCCCCTTAGCCCACTCAGCTTCCTCTACAGTGCATCCCTGGGGCCACACACGGCCTAACACAGGTTGGAACCCACTAATCCACACACCGGGAGCGAAGTTTGGCTCTATGGAGATCAGAGACACGTCGTAGTGTTTCGCATCTCTGGCTATCTTCATATACGCCTCGTTGATGTCTCCGTTGTGTCCACCAACCTTGCAGACATACAGCACACCATTGAGTGTCTTCACGATGGCCCACGCTGTCTCATCAGCACCACGCCCTGCAGGGTCAACGAACAGTATCGATCCTGTGTAGTCTCGCCATTCTCCATCCGAGAATAACGGCCCCAGGAAGAAATCCCCGGTGAACCCTACGTTGGGTATATCATTACGGACATTCTTTTTGTCTGTATCCTGACCCCACTGGATCGTAATGGGAGCCTTAGTGGCATTTACGCCCATCACCATGAGATCGTTCTGCTTCAAGGGATATCTATCAGCATCACTCAGTGTGGTATCTAACATGTACTGTAGACCGAAGAATGCCTTACCCTTGGCCTCTCGGTTAATCAGATCGTCCTCACCGAACCTACCGGGGTCCGTAGGCTTCCCTGTGAGAGTGGGGTCTTTCTCGATGTTCGTCTTAATAAAGTCTGCAAGGATGTTTACAGAGAGACCATCGTCCCTCTGGAGATCGTAGACGTTAAACTTATCAACGGAGGGATATCTAGCTGGAACGCAATACGATGTATAGCTACGTTCTCTCACCAGTCTGTTGTAGATACTCTCCTCAGTCTGAGGCGTACCTAAGAACAAGACATCTGCTGCCGGTCTAACAAGTTGGTTATCTTCGTAGTGAGCGGGGACTTTGATCGCCTCGAACTCACTAACGGCCCTCATAAGAGTCTGTCGAGCTTGCTCCGTCCTCGCGTTATTTTCAATTTCGCAGTCGTCTGCGATAATCCTCGTCGCTCTTGATCCTGTAATTTGGCCGGTGATCCCCGCCGCCTTGAGGGATGGCGATTGTGAGAGGGATGCTTGCCGAACGTCAAACCTATCGAAGGAATTTCTTTGATCATCAGTTGGCCTCAAATGTTTTAGAAGATCACACGTCATCAGGATACCCTTAGCCTGTGCGACGAACTCTTTCGCCTTCACAGAGCTTGCTGACACCACCAGTATCTTCTCGTTGATTGGATCGCGGTATAAGCACCAGAGGCAATACGCCGCCGCTATGTAGGACTTACCGATACCTCTAAAGGCTCGGACAACATCTGCCCTGCCGACCTTTGGGTCATAACAATCTGGATCACCGTGTTGCATGAACTCAGCAATCTTGTATTGGGCATGAGTAGGTTCTGGTAGATTCAGATGCTGCCAGATTAAAAAGAGGAAGTTACGAAAGTCACTCGCAACTTTATCGTTAATTAGGCTTCTCCTCGTCAAACGGTAGTTGATCTAGAAACTCAGCTAGAACACCACTCCCGCTTCCTGACAAAGGAATGTCTTCTTCTGGTGGAAAATCTCTGAGATACCCCTTAGCTACATTAAGTACAGCAGCCGGGGTCTCAGTGCCTTGCTCCTTGATGATACTCAGTAAAGTATCGACAAGAGAGTCCCTAAGTATATCGGACTTTTTAGTCATAACTACTCCTCGAAATCCTGTACTAATGCTTCTTGATCTATCATAGGGCTATCGTACCTCCCGTAGGATTCGCACTCACAGTTATCAGGATCACACGGGCAATCTACCTTGCCGCACTTGGGGCATACTTCTTTGTCACTCATGTTAGAAATAGCTCCTTTTCTCTTTTACGTCTTCTGACCAAACCTCGTAACACTCGTCCTCCCGCTCTCCTCCACTTAGGAAACTCATCCGCTGCATCTTCATACTGTCCACGGTTCAGTTTCATTCTTAAAGTTGATCTTTGGAGGTTTCCTGTGCCTACGTTGTAGGTAAAACTACAAAGAGCGGAGAACATATTCTCTGTTAGCTCCGCTGAGATAAGGCGTCTAATTGCTTTCTCAACGTGCGATACTTCTCGTCGGAG